TCCTATTTTTTACTCTTCGGCTCAACAATTGTCAAGGTAGGTGTAGCTTCGGTAATTTCCAGTACCTTGTTTAATTCGTTTAAAAGAGACGTTGCCGTGGCAGAGGTAGCGCTTTCTTCGACAAGCTTGCGGTATTCCGTCACAGACAAATCAACGTCCCATTTGAAAATGCGGTCTGCGATGAAAGCGCCTTCATTTGAAATCTTTCGAAAAGCCGCAATACAATTATCGACAGCGCCAACTTTACTTTCAAAACCTTCAGGTGCGACAAGCTTGTAATTAAACTTGCGAACGCCCTTAAGCTTATAGCCGTTTGCCAGTTCCTCTGTGTTAGTACCTTCTTTAGCGTCTTCGCCAAATCCCATGAAAAAGGCAATCTTACGCGCACGCAATTCGGCTTCCTTGGCTTGTTCAAGAAACTTCTTTGAATTATCCCAATCCAAAAGGGCTTGGGCAAGCGTCAACTTCGGAACCTCAATCTTCGGTCTGTCGCAAATGGGCCAAGGATTATTCATTGAATTTATTCCCCGTGAAATCCTCTCCCGAAGGCTCACGTGTCGCTTCGGTTTCACGTCTCTAGCGGATTACGATAAAGCCGTCAAGCGTCTTTTTGTCGCCTACGCTAGTAGGTAATAACCCTTGACGGGCGGTATATCCCCCCTGTAAGGAACAACGCAAGAGGCGATTTCGTTCGCTCACATTTACGTATGGGGCATTATGACACAGAGCAAGTTGCTAATGCGGACAAGGGAACTTGTTCGCAACCGCCCTCGCACGATTACTTTAGAAAAAATAGCGCAAGAGGCTCATGTTAGCGTCTTTTGGCTTAAGCAGTTTACCAGAACGAAGGGCATAACAGAGCCCAGCGTTAGCAAGGTCGAAGCGATTTACAACGTTTTGTCTGCTAAGCCGCTGGAAGTTTAATTATGCTAGATCAATTGAGGCGCATTCCTGAGGAATTGCGCGCGCTTAATCAATTTGTCGTATGGAGATACGAAGATGCGACAAGCGGCAAGCCAACTAAGGTTCCATATAGCGCAAAGACTGGCGAGCACGCCAGCGTAACCAATGCCCACACTTGGTCCTCATTTGACGAAGCGTGCAATGCGCTTGTGTCATCCAAGGGCTTGCTCGCTGGCATTGGTTTTGTTTTTAGCCGTGACGACGAATTTGCGGGAATTGACCTAGATCAAGCCAAAGACGCTGAAACCGTGGCTCGTCAGCTTAAGGTTTATGAAAGCTTCAACAGCTACAGCGAGCGTAGTCCCAGCGGCCAAGGCTTGCATATCATCATAAAGGCTAATTTGCTTAGCGGAAGGCGGCGTAGCTCAATTGAGCTTTATTCAAGCGAGCGCTTCTTTACAATGACTGGCGACGTTTTCAACGATGCGCCTATTGTTGAGCGGCAAGCGCTTGCAAGCGTATTGTGGGAAGAGATGGGGCGCGTCAAAACGTCGCAAGGATATAAGCCGCAGTATGAAGAAAGCGATACTGACGAAGCTATCATCAAACGTGCCATTGCCGCAGTCAACGGGGATAAATTCAAAAAACTATTGGAAGGCACTTGGCCTGATTTGTACGCAAGCCAATCCGAAGCCGATATGGCTTTTATTGATATTGTAGCCTTTTACACGCAGAGCCGGAACCAAATTACGCGCATATTCCGCAACAGCGTGCTAGGCCAACGTGAGAAGGCACAGCGCGCGGATTACGTCGAATATATGCTAAATAAGGCGTTCGACAGGATGTTGCCGCCTATCGACATTGAGGGGTTGGCAAATGGCTTGGATGAGGCTATAGCGCGCAAATGCCTGACGCGCGACAGCGCACTAGATGGCATTGAGGCGGCAAGAGACGCGGCTAACGCCCCGATTGAAGCTCTTGCCGCCTCTACCCCCTCAGAGCAAGAGCCTAGCCCCTACACCATGCCTCCCGGCTTGCTCGGCGAGGTTGCCGCCTTCATGTATGAGGCCGCGCCGCGCCAGGTCCCCGAGATCGCGCTAGCCGCAGCAATCGCCCTTATGGCTGGCGTTTGTGGGCGCGCTTACAATATTTCCGACGACGGGCTTAACCTTTACGTTTTGCTTCTAGCCGAAACCGGCTTAGGTAAAGAAGGTATGGCAATTGGAATTGATAAGCTATTTAACGCAATTAAAAACGAAGTTCCGGCTGCTAAGGAATTTCGCGGACCAAGCGAAATAGCTTCCGCCCCTGCCCTATTCAAACATATGTCAAAAGGTCCTAAAGGCTTTTTGTCACAGGTTGGCGAATTCGGGCTTAAGATGCAACAGCTTTCAAGCCAACGCGCTTCGCCAGTCGAACTAGGGTTGAAGCGTTGCCTTCTAGACCTCTATCATAAGTCAGGTGTTAACCGCACGGTTCAACCTTGGATCTATTCGGATAAGGATAAAGACACTCTAGAGATTGTCGCGCCTTCTCTCACAATCTTAGGTGAAAGTACGTTTAGCGAGTTCTACAAAGCCATTGACGAAACTATGATTGCGTCCGGCTTGCTTCCTCGCTTTCTCATTATCGAGTGCAATAGCCTTCGCCCACACTTGAACGAAGGCCATAAGCAAGCGAAGCTTCCCGATAGCGTCAAGAGCCGCTTCGCTGATTTGGCCGCGCATTGCCTTAAAATGGGAAATGGCGTTAACGGTCAACCTATCGCTGTTGACGTTGAAACTACGTCCGAGGCTAACGATTATTTGCGTAAATTCGGCAACGATATGGACGACAAGATAAACGCCAGCACGAATAACACAATACGCGAGATATGGAATAGAGCACATATAAAAGCGCTTCGCTTGGCCTCGCTTGTCGCCGTTGGCTGCAACCCATACAACCCTATAATTGATATGGTCGCAGCCGAATGGGCTGTCCGGCTAGTTTGCTATGATTGCTCGCGGATCAATAAGCGATTTGACGATGGTAACTTCGGGGCGGAAAATGCGGAAACAAAACAAGCTGACGAAGTTCGCAGAATTATGCGGCAATATGTTTCAGGATCATTTTCAGATGTTTCTATTTATTCCCACAATCAACAGTTGCACAAAGCTAAGGTAATTCCACATGCGTACATTCTACGCAGGTTGGCGGCTACGTCAGCTTTTCGCACAGATAGAATTGGGGCGACAAATGCGATAAAAAGAGCGGTACAAAATGCGATAGATAGCGGATACGTTGCCGAAATAGGTAAAATGCAGATGCAAAATGACTATGAAACTTCGCAAAAGGCTTACGTAATTGTTGATAGTATTTGGGCGATGCGGGAGTGAAAAGTTTAATAGCAATATCAGTAGGTTAATGCGTATAACGGGGTGAATTTTGGCTAAGTGTTTGAAATGTCTGGTAAAAATGGCTGTTTTTAGCAGTTTTCGTTTAGCGCTGCCCTATATATATATATCAGAGGGCATAAGGATATGTGCATATCTCCACCCATTAAACTCATTAAACGTCACTCTTAAAAACCATTAAACTTATTAAACTACTAAAAAACTCTATATATACCTTACAAAACAGACACTTAGATATTTGATACCCTGTCAACCCCCCTTAAAGGACTAAGTTATGCAATCGCGACTTAAAACAGACATTGGCGAACTTTGGGCACAAGTTGAGTATGGCATATTGTCGAAGTGGCAATTCGATTTGCGCTTTTCTAAGCTGCTAGAGCTTCATGGGTTTGTGGGCACAATGGGGAAACGACGATGAACAGAGCCGACTTTCAAAAGGTAATTGCCGAGCTAGATTGCAGGCTTGATCTAGCGAAGATTGACTTTGATAGGGCGATTATCAAAGGAGTTTATGAGCCTAGCTCAAAAGCTGAGCTAGATTGTCGCATGTTTGACGTAGCTCATAACCTAAGAGTGATTGCTGAGATAGCTACCGCGACTGCCAACAAAATTACGGGGAAAGTTTGATGCGCACGATTGATATGCACACAAGCGAGCTAGTCGAGATTGTAGAAATTCCGCTTAAGTTCGGCTGTGATCCGCAGGGGCAGTTTTGGGGCGAAGGCGCTCGGCTCTGGAATGCGCTAGGATCAACGATTGACCTACATATTAGAGCGCATACATACGAAAGCGCCAAGGCGCTTTTGATTGCGAAGTTTCCTGACGTTATCATTTATTCGGGGGAGTGATATGAAAGTTCTAGTAGCTTGCGAATTTTCTGGCGTAGTTCGCAGGGCCTTTAGGGCTAAAGGTCACGAAGCTTGGTCATGCGATTTGCTTCCGGCAGAAGACTGGACTAATAATCATTATCAAACTGACATAATTAACATTATTAATGAAGGTTGGGATTTAATGATTGCTCATCCGCCTTGCACTCATTTGGCAGTTAGCGGAGCGCGATGGTTTGAAGAAAAACATAATGAACAGCGCGAAGCTTTAATTTTTGTACGTAAGCTGTTAGATGCTGATATAACGCGTATCGCACTTGAAAATCCTATCAGTATCATATCGTCGCGGATTAGGAAACCAGATCAAATAATTCAGCCTTGGCAATTTGGGCATGGAGAGACTAAGGCTACATGTCTATGGCTTAAGGGGCTACCGAAGCTGAAGCCAACAAATATAGTGGAAGGTCGGGAAGCTCGCGTACATAGAATGCCGCCTGGCCCTAACCGATGGAAAGAGCGAAGCCGAACATTCACTGGAATAGCTCCCGCAAGGGCAGAGCAATGGGGTTGATATGTTTAATCTCGCAAATTGGGTTACGGCTTTGTATGTGTGGGCAATCCTATTTCGCTTGTTAGGAATGCTGGCAACAGCCTCAGTTTTCCTAGCGTTGGCATTGATCCTAACTCTACCGCTTTTGCTTGCGACATTCTGTCGCAGGAATTAGCTAAATTATTTTGCCGTAGGGGTTGACGTAGCTACGGCGATATGCGATAAAGAGTCATCGAACGAAGCGGAGTAACGAAGATGACGATTTACGAAAAGCTGAAAGAGAAGCTAGGGCGCGAACCTACTCACGTTGAATTGTCGAACGAATGCAAGCGTATCATTCGTGAAGCTTACGATACGATGGCAGAAAAAGGTAAGTTATCGTATCAGCGTAAGCGCTAATTCGAGGGGCGGAAGCCCCTCACTTTCTAAAGGAGTTATCGCAATGTTCGACAAACGCAAGCCGCGCATATGACTGGAATAAGTTTTCACTCGAAGTTTACAAACATATAGAGTTTTACACTGTGCCTCAGTACGGCGACAGGGGCGAAGATATTATTACGAATTATTCGGCCGAAGATTGCATTAAACAGGCTGAAAAATATATGAAGCGGTTTGGCAAAAACAAGCGCGAAGGGCAAGAGAAGCTTGACTTGCTAAAGGCGGTTCATTATATTCAATGCGCCTATGATAAAATGAAAGTTTGAAGTTATGGCCCCGCGAGGAAGAAAGAAAGCCGAACCTAAAGCCAAGTCAACGGCGCTAGTTTCGGCTTTGAAGTTTATCAGCGTAGCTCAAAAAGACGCGGGGCAACCTCACGAAACACATTGCCGACTTGCCCACAATACAGCCGTTGCCTTCAACGGAACGCTGGCCGCTGGCGTGCGGATTGACGAAGATATAACCGCCAATCCGCATACGCTAAAGCTATTGGCTGCGCTTGAACGCTGCGGCGAAACGTTCTCGATTACGCAGCTAGATAACGAGCGGCTTTCAATAAAGTCGGAAAAGTTCAAAGCGGTTGTTCCATGCTTGACTTCAGATCAATTGCTAAGCGTTGAGCCTGACGCGCCTTGCGCCATAATCAATGACAGTCTTAAGGAAGGCTTCAATGTCGTCAGCACAATTGTATCTGATAACTCAGAGTTTATGGTTACAGCCTCTATTCTCTTACGAAATCAAACAATGGTTTCAACGAATACACATATCTTATTTGAATACTGGCACGGAATTGACCTTCCTCCCCTTGTCATACCGAAGCTTGCCGCGCTCGCAGTATCTAGATGCACTCTGCCGTTGTCTAGGCTTGGATTTTCCGCCGGGTCTGTAACTTTCTGGTTTTCTGATAATTCATGGATAAAGACGCAGCAATACACCGAGAAATGGCCTAACGTTGATCGTATTCTAAACGTTCCTTGTCTCGATAAACCTATTCCTGAGACGTTTTATCATGGCTTAGACGCGATTGCGCCTTTCGCAGATGACAACCGCGTTCATTGTGGGCAAGGCATACTTTCGACGCATACGGATACAAACTTAGGCGCTAGCTATGAAGTTGAAGGCTTGCCGGAAGGCCCAAGTTTCAACTTGAAATATCTCAAAATAATAGAGCCTTACGTTAAAACGATTGACTTCGTTGGGGTAAAAGGTACAACCTTTTTCTTCGGCGATAAAGTTCGCGGCTTGGTTATGCAGATAGCAGTATAATGTCTTTGTTCTTCGATGACGCAGACTTAATCCCGCGCAAGGCTACGCGGCTGAAGGCGCTTCCGCCCATACCGGAAACGGGCTGGCGCGCACCTACCAGCTTTCTGAACCTGTCAGCGGCAACGGCGCTTAGCCTTGACGTTGAGACCTTCGACCCCGAGTTGACCACAGGCGGGCCAGGATGGGCGCGCGGACGCGGCCATATCGTCGGCGCGTCGATTGGGGCGGTTGATCGGCTAGGGAACAGGGGCAAGTGGTACTTCCCGATTCGGCATGAGGTTGAGCCGCAGCACAATCTAAACCCTGCGCAAGTTTTCCCTTGGCTGAAATACGTTCTCGAAAACAATTTACCGAAAGTCGGCGCTAACCTTCTTTATGATATTGGATGGCTAGCAGAGGAAGGAATTTATGTAAATGGACAACTTAATGACGTTCAATTCGCTGAAGCTATCCTTGATGCAGATGCAAAGGTTGCCCTTGACGTGCTATCCGAAAAGTATCTTGGCGAAGGCAAAGAAACAAACATATTATACGAATGGATTAGAGCGGCATATTCGCCTAATGAAAAAGCATTGCGAGCGGAAATATACCGCAGCCCCCCGCGTCTAGTAGGTCCTTACGGCGAAGCTGATGCAGATTTACCCTTGCGAATTCTACCGCTGCAATTGCAAGAGCTAGAGCGGCAAGAGCTAACGCAGATATTTCGTCTTGAATGTGATCTTATTCCGTTATTGGTCCGAATGCGCCGGGAAGGCGTAACCGTTGACGTAGCCAAAGCGGAAATTATGAAAGATGAACTAGAGAAGGAAACAATTGAACTTTATAAGCGTGTTGAAGCCGAGCACGGGTTTAAACTAGAAAGCTGTTCAACCGCCGACCTTGTGAAGCTGTTCAATCATTTAGGTTTGCAAATACCGGCGAAGAAAGCTAGCCGCAAAGAGCTTCAGAAAAACCCCGATGCTAAAGACAAAGTGAGTTTTGAAAAAGAGATACTAAACGAGCTTGAACACCCTATCGGGGATTTGATTGTCGATATACGCGAGCACGAAAAGATTTGCGGAACCTTCCTGCAATCATATATTATCGAAAAGAATGTTGACGGTAAAGTGTTTCCGCAATTTCATCCTTTGAAGGGCGATAAGAACGGGACAGTTGTGGGACGATTTGCGTCGTCCGATCCTAATTTGCAAAATATCCCCTCGCGCACGAAGCTGGGTAAAAAGGTTAGGCAAATCTTTACGCCTGATTATGGTCATGCGTTTTGGCAAAAGAATGATTACAGTCAAATTCATTATCGCATCTTGGCGCACTACGCTGTTGATGACGGCGACGGTACTGCGGAGCTATTACGCCAGCGGTATATCAATGATCCTGCAACCGATTATCATATGTACGTTTACGAGGGCGTTGCACCGTTCATGGGTTGGAGCTTAACAGATAAGGCCGAGATTAAAGACAAGCGTCGTCCAGTTAAAAACATGAACTTCGGTTTGCTTTATGGACAGTCTGAAAGTTCGCTTTCGTATAAAGCCGGAATGAGCAGGGCTGACGGTAAAACGTTCTCGCAATTCTACCACAAAGCCGCGCCATACGTTAAGCCCACAATGAAGCTAATAGGCCAAGAGGTTCAAGAATTTGGCTTCGTGCGGACCATTCTAGGCCGCCGCATCAGGTTCAATTTGTGGGAACCTCAAGAGCGGGGCTGGCGCGGCGAACCTCTACCCTATGAGCGCGCAATACGCGAATTCGGCTCTAACATAAAGCGTGCATACGAGTATCGTGGCGTCAATTACAAGTTTCAGGGAAGTGAGCCTGACATAGTGAAAACGGGAATGCTCGCTTGCTATCGAAGCGGGGTTTATGACTTTACAGGCGTTCCCCGAATTACCGTACATGACGAAACCGATCATAGCGTGCGCGACAATTCGCCGCAGATGCAAGAGGCTTTTCGATTTATCCAACATACGATGCAAACCGCTATTCCGCTTCGCATTCCCGTCAAGGTTGACGTTTCGACGGGTCCGAATTGGGGCTTAGCCGACTAATCTTTTGTTAACACGGCTGCGCTAGTTTGAAAGTGTCAATGAGGAGTTCTCAAAATGCTAATCAGAGTTTTTACCTATGACCTTGCAGCAATCTTTAGACTTATTCCGTGCGAAGCTTACGAAAAGGGCGAAGGCTCAACCTCGCTTATCCGCTGCAACCCCGGCGAAGCCGCAGCCGTCGCCCTGTACGTTATCGGTTAGGCGAAACCGCCAAGGCTAAGGTTACGAAGTTATTAATTCCGCTGGCGTGGTTATCGCCAGCGGGTTTGATACTGAAGAGGAAGCTAAGGCTAATTGGCTAACGTGAAGCTTCCCACCGCAATGCACTCAATGAAGGCCAAGCGATAGTTAACTAGTGTTATAGCCCCCGCAGCGCCGTTGAGCGTTGCGCCCCCTGTAGGCGTTATGGCGACGTTCGTCGCCCCTGTAATGCCTACCAATCGGCAATTAAACCCGACTGACAACGTATTGGAGAAGTTTACAGCGCCAGCCGTTGATATAACAAGGGTTGCACCGCAGTCATCCTGCGTAACTGTGTAAGCGGCTGTGTGCGGAATTACTATCCGCTTAGCCCCTGTAAAGGTATGCAATCCTAGCTTATCCTCACTCCCCGTATAATGGGCATTAGTATTCCCAATCATTTCAATATCAACGCTTCCGACTGCGGCGTTAAGCTTCGCAACAGCCGCCGCAGTTATAATATAGGTTCCCGCCCCGGTTGTCGAAAGCTTGTAAGCCGGGATAGCCCCTGAAGCAAATTCATTACCTTTAATGTTTATCCCGCTTAACACAGCACTCGCGAGCGAAGTTGTAATCTCAACCCAAGCCGCAAACACAGATTGGCCGACAATATACTCGGCAACTGTTCCGAAGATTTGTGCGCTCAATACCCCGCCAACTGTGCTAGCGGATATTTCCATTAGAATACGGCAACGGGAAATGTGATTATCACTGAATAAGCAATTAGTTCCTGCATATCTAATACCAATGGCGTTAGCAAAAGCCGAGCCTACGCATTCTGCATAAATACGATTGTTGACAAAGCGCAGCCAAGCACTAGCCGGATCAACATACAGCGGATATTTAGTGTTCCCTAGATTGCAATTCGTCACATTGCTATCAGTTGAGCTAAAGAAGCCAAGCCCTATCCCTGCGTGAGAAGCCTGCAATCCATAGCTAGTATCTGCTTTTTTGTACTGCAAAAAGTCGCAGTTTTCAAAAGTAACCTCAGCATATTGATAAACAATAGCTCCGTTGCCAGTAGCCGCCCAATGAATAAACGAGCAATCCCTAAACGTAAGCTTATACCCTACGGTTCCGGCTGCATACAAACACTGGCAATTAGTAATAAATGATGCATCGAAAGTGCAACGCTCAAACGTTACAAAACTTGCACCGTTAAGCGTAACAATTCCATTTGTTCCATAGCCTAGATCAACGGAACTATTGTTTCCGGCCCAAGTTACGCCAGCTATAGCCTTGAATTGCATATTGCGAACAGTGGCATAGTTAAGGTTGCTGGCGTTGAAGGGCTTTGACGTGCAATAAGCCAAACCGCCGCCGTCAATAACATAATTTTCGCTGTTAGTTACATGGGGAAGATTTGCAACGTAATTAAACATTGCAGCTATTGCATTGTAATCATCCGCCAACAAATCAGCGCGGCCAACAGCGCCCCATATTTGTGGGCAAACCCCGCCGAGAGGATAAACAAGCTCGAAATGCCCGCCGTCAGATGCAGGGATTTGCCATCCGCCATCGCCCGCGCCAGCATTAACCGTCGCAGCCGTGATCTTTCCGAGGTAGAAAACAGGTTGACAATCGCCCGCTGTAGAGCGCGCCAAGCGCAACACGATAGGGTAATCTGCGGCGGCTAACGCGGCAAGTTCCGTATTGTTTGCAACCGCAGTAACAGTAGTTGTTACTGCAACCGCTTGCGGAAAGGTTGACGGCAACGTGTAAACAATGCGGCCTTTCTTATCCTTTACCGTAATCGAGTAATCATCCGGCGCATAAACAAGCGCGGGTGTTCCGTCGCGAGTTATAACGCCATCCATAGTGATAAAAGGCTGCGAAGCAACTTGCGTTGCAGTCCTATCCCAATACATAGTTATAGGATGAGCTTCGGGATTTTGATTGACAACCCCGAAATAAATTGATCCACTTTCTAGTGCTACGCCGTCAAGATCAAAGAAAGAAGCGAAGCTAGATTTAACCTCAATCATAATCAAAATCCTTAATCGTTATTCTTTTGCTCAAGAGCCTGCAAAATAAACTTTTCACGGTTTGTCATCTCGCGCGGATTGCCCACACTACGCGCAAACCGGACGAAGGGCTTGCTGTAGGCGAGGCGCGAGGCTGCGGCCTTGGTCTGCCCTGTCGCCGCCATCCTAACGGCTTGTTCAAATTCAGGCGAGGCTAGCAGCGCGTCCGCAGCCTGTAGGGCGGGAGTTTTGCCCTTGGTCAATGCTGACGCCACAGCCGCAGCAATGCCCGCCCCAGGAAGCCCTAGCGGCGTCGTCACGGCTTCCATAAGCGAGCCGACTGCGGAGCGCTTCGCTATCCCGTAAATCGTGCTCAATAGGTTGTCGGCTTGCGCCATACGCTCTTTAATAACTTCCATGCCAGTTGTAAGTCGGCCTGTCGTAATCGCTTCGCGCGTAGAAAGTGAAATACCCTTTGAAACGCGGTAAAGGTTTGACAATTGCTTGCGCGCTTCAGGCGGTAAGTTTGACATAATTGCATGGTATGCTTGCTTATTCTTTAGCAAATGCTCATACCATTTTGAGAATTCACCGAAGCTAATAGAATTGCGCGCCGCGCTCTTTCCGAAAGCGGTATGCAAGCCACTAGCTACAACATCTTGCCGCATGTCCTTTGGAATGAGCGAAATCAACTTAGCAATCTGCGAAGCGTCGCCCTTCTCAATGGCATTGACTGCGGTAACAAGTTTGTTTGTAAAAGCCTTATCAAGCGTCTTGCCGAACAGCGTAGTAATGTCTTGCTGCAAACTAAGCTTTTGGGCAGCGGTTGCTTGCGCGAGTTCCCATTTGTCGCCAACGCCAGCGGCCTTAGCGGCTGCGGCTTGGTCCTTTCGCAGCGCCTTAAGCAACCCTTCGCGAATATAATCCGACGTATCAGCAAATCCGCCCGTTTGACCAAACTTAACCGCGTTTATTTGTTTGCGCAAACTATCTAGCGCCCCGTATGTGGGCTTATCCCCCGCGCCAATGCTGAGTTGAGCAATCGCGCGCTTTTCTCCCGGCTCTAGCCCAACTTCGCCTCCTAGCTCCTTTATCCTTTGGTCAATGTAAGCCTTGAAGTTGCTGACCGAAATAGGAGTTTCCTTCGGAATAGCCGCGTCAACTTCGTCATAAAGTTTCTTAGCTGCATTCTTAAGCGCACTTCGCGCCGCTTCTAAATGCTCGCCAACATTCTTATTAAGAGTGCTTAAGTCTTCAGTTCCACCAAGCTTCTTAATGATGCTGTTCGCGCCTTCAGCAACTTGCCCTAGCTTAATTCCTTCCGCTTGCTTCAACATTGATCCGGGAATAGACTTTAGAACTTGATGCAATTGGCGCGTGCTTTGCGAGGTTGTTACATGGTCAACCTGCAAATAATCTTCAAAGCCTAGTGCTTTAGCTGCGTCAACCGTCTTTGCATTTGGCCTCGCTTCAGCGGCCAAAGTTTCGAGCGCACGATTAGCCCCTAGCCCGCCATCTGCGGCGCGCTTAGCTGCAATGGCGATTTCATCGGGTGTCATGCCCACACTAGGCGCGGCTGCGGTAGCCCTTGGCGCTTCGGCCTTGGCCGCTGCATATGGCGATTGATAGCCGGAAACTTCAGGCAAGTTAGGCGTTGGAACGCTACTAGGCGGGGCGGCATCCATAGGCGTTTGCGCGCCTTCAGTAACCGGCTTGATTTTGGCTTCAACCGGGTCTGCGGTTGTATCAAGTTTTACGTTTGAACCCCTATTCTTTTGCAGCCAAGCCGCTCGCGCCGCGTCGCTTTCTAGCGTATCGCCAGCATGAATAACCTTGTCAGGCTTAGCGCCTTCAACTGCGCTATGGTAATAATCCGTAGCTAGCGACTTAACGTCTTCAGGCGATTTGAATTGCGAGAATTCATCCTGTGCGTCATGCGTAACGTATCCTTTGAATGTCTTATAAACTTCCTTCAACTCTTTAGTTGACACGGTTTCGCCATGCGCAAGCCTTCGGCCTACGTCAAACAAGGTTGCATGTTCATTATCGGGAATTTCAACCGTACCTTTTGCAGTCTCGCGCAAGATAGGTTGCTGACCGGCTTCATATTTCGCCGCATCTTCGGCAAACCCCGCCCCCTGCGATGCGCCGGCAACGGGCGCTGGCGGGGCAACCGTAGGGGCGGGCGCAACCGTCGCCGCCGCAGGATCAACAGCGCCAGCGCCAGCCCTAGCCTCAGGGGCAACCCCTGCTTTCGCCTCGCGTCCGATCACGCGCCCAATTGCGCCTTTGAGCGCCGGCGCAACCGCCTCGATGGTGCGCGCCGCAGCCGGGATAGCCCCGCCGATGACGCCAGCCGTGGCAATGGCCGAAGGATCGAAAGAGCCGCCCGCGCCAGCGTGCGCAGCCTGTAAAGCCGCCTCAGTTCCTGCGTTAGCAAGCGCCCCGCCAACAATCGTTGTCGCCTTCATTGCTGGGGTAAAGGTTCCTGCAACTGTTGCGCCCCTAATAGCGTCGCCAAGCGTCATCCCCGGCTTGATGGCGTATTGCTTGCCATCAATCGACGAAGTTAGCAGATAGTTTCCGTGCTCATCTTGGTTAACACTTACGCCTGGATAGTTAGCCTTAATGACCTTAACAATTTCATCGGGTCCGCCCGTCATCGTTCCAAGACTTGATTTAAATCCCTTCCAATCAATAGAATTCAATTCAGGCATTGACGGGTAATCAGGACTATTCTTTGTTGCATCTGTTGAGCGCAAATCGCCCGTAACCGCCTCCTTAGCCTTTTCGACAATGCCCATATAATGCGGATTGAGAACAGCGCCGGAAGGAAGCGAAATAATACCTTCATGCAAATCGCGATCTAAAGCCTTGCGCGCGTCATCCGGCATAGCGCCTTTATCGTATGGGTTTTTAGCCCCTGCGTTGTATGCGTCTATAGCCGATTGCGGCAATTCATGCGGCTGCGTCCCGTTAGTTGTGGGCATAGAGCCGCCAACTTTGACGCCTACAGGCAAAGCGATAAAGCCGCTATTAACGTCTTTTTCAAAAGCCTTCATAGCTTCGGGCGGCATTTTGCCAGACTGATAAGCAGCCAACAAATTGCTTAGTTGAGACTTCGGAATGTTGGCTGCAACTTCAGACTTAATTGTGTCATACGTTGACGGCGCTTTGTTATCGGCAAATCCCTTTTCCGCGTCAGCAATCAAATCAGAAGCAGGGCGTTGTGCGTTCATGCCCACACTCTCAGCGCCGGGGATTAGCTTACGTTGTGCGCCATTGAGACCTGTAGCCCAATCGCCGCCGTTCATGCCGTTGCTACCGTAGCGAGCAATCATATCTTCGCCGCCCGCGTCAAAGTGCATCAAGTCAACAGCGCCGTAATTCTTTTTTCCTGAAAAGTAGCCACCCCAACGCATAGCCTTATCAAGTTCGGGGTATTTATCCTGTTGAACTTCGCGAACCTTTTGGGCGAATTGCTCATAGGTTCGGAAGTTTTCGGGGCTTTGATAATTTGGAATTGCCCTGCCAGTTTCAGGGTCAAGCAATTGAACGTCAATCGCCATCTTCTTACCGTGGAAGCGTGGATCACCTTCACGATAGCCTGACTTCAAAACAACTTGGAAGGGGTAGCCCTCCGAAGCCGTTTTAATGCTATCAATCAAACGCGGATCAACGTTAGGGTTGAATTCAGACATTTTAGTAACCCTTGCCAGCCTTAAGCATTTCCCTAGCGCTTGCTTCGTCAGTTGGCGCGGGATTAGGCGTCGTCAAATATGCAGCGTAAGGCGCGGCGCTAACTCGCTTATCAACTAATGATTGATCGTAAGATTTCAAATCCTGCAACATATACGAATTCAAGAATTTCTTGAATGAGGTTCCCGATGCAACCTTCACGCCGTTTATCTCTGTATCAGTTTTAGCATTCGCCAATGATTGATTAGCCGCAGCCCATTGCGCTTTAGCATCTTCAACCGTACCTTCAACGTGCTTCATTCTAGCCGCAGCGCGAAGGAAGTTAGCAATTGTTTTAGGATTAGCGTTTGCTTCCGGTATGCCCTGCGAATAAAGTTCAATATCCTTGTCTGACAGCGGACCCGCGCCAGCCGGAATGTTTCCTGTAACAATGCTGGGCCGCAAACGGTTGTATTCCATTTTAAGCTCTGCAACAGCGTCTTGTGATCCTAGCACGTGCTTCCAAGCGTCAAGCCCCTTACCAACAAAACCTGTCCAATTAGCAGCGTTGTCAGCTTTGTTTGCAAAGTCCGCAAACTTGCTAGCAGTAGTTTCAGCCGCAACCGATTTTTCCGTGCTCGAATTAATCAGCGTAGCAACCGGGCCTTTGCTTATGTCGCCATACTGCGCTTTAATTTCTTCCAACTTAGTTTGAGTGTTGGATTTAAGCGTGTCGCGCTCAAGCTGAAGCTTCGCCTTGCGCTCCGCGATAATTGAAGCCTTATCAGCATTGCCCAAATCAACAGTCTGTTGCGCAGCCCCGGCTTCAGCCCCCTTAATGGCTGCATTTGCAGCCCCTAGCGCAACTTCGCTGGGAAGCTTCGCATTCGTGGCGTTAGCATCGGTTACGCCCTTGAACGTATCCGTAAATTTATCAGGCATGATTGCGGCGATATGCATTCCCATTGCAACAGTCGCGTGCTTAGGGTCTGCTTTGATTGTGTCAATCATTCCATTAAGCGCTTTGGCTTTTTCCGGTTGCCCTGCGTTGTTATATGCATCAACTTTTTGCTGAAGCAACGAAATAGCCGTTTCAGGATGGCCGCTGTTAAGCGCGGCATAAACAGGGATTGCTTGATTAAGATTTTCTGTTTGTTGCTGCGTATTCATCATGTCGTATGACTGCTTAAACTTGTCAGCCATTTGAGGATAACGAATAGAAAGCGCGGCAATGTTCTGTGGAGTAGGGTTAGCCGAAACCGCGCTTAAATCGCCCATCATTTGCTTTTGCAAAGTTAGGGCCTGATTTTCAGCCGTAATCTTTTGCTGGCCTTCGACCATCTGTTGACCGGCTTGCACTCCCCCCGCGAATGATTGAACGGGGGCAAGCTGTTGCGTGCTAGCAATTGTATTATAATTGAAAGGGCCTTGTGCTTCTAACGCCATGATTGCACCTTAAAAGTTGTATGCAGTTGTGGGCAATCCGAAGTTCCCCCCGCCCGATGCGCCTTTGAGCATACCCAGCGCGCTCAACAGCGAGCTAATGCCGCCGTTGGCCGCGTTGGCCTGTCCGAGCGCCCCGCCCGCTTGCGCAGAGCCAACGTTACCTAGTAGCGTTGAAATGCTGTCAGCCGACTTCATTCCTGCATTGCCAGTCATCGCCGCCGCGTTCTGCCCGATTGAAGTCATTCCCCCAAGGTTGCCGTATTGCTGTTGAATAAGCGACTGTAACAACTGCGGCGAAAACTGCCCTAAAGCGCCTTGAACATTGCCGCCGCGCAAGCCGCCCGTTGCGGCTGCATTCTGCAAAATAGCATCCTGCCCTTGCGCGTTTAGCGCCTTGAATTGTGAGCCGTTTTGAATTGCGTCAATAGATGATTGCTGCGCTTGATTACCATGCAACCCTAGCATATCCTGTTGAGCGGACAGCGCCCCGGTTCCTGCGTCAGAGTATGGCGCAAGCAACTTTTGAAGCGCTGCGAATTGGTCCTGTTGAACGCCAATTCCTTTGTTAGCTGCGTCGGTCTGCGCTTGCGAAGCTTTAGCACTCGCATTAGATGAGATAACCGCCGATCCAATCCCCGCAACTGCGGTTGCTGCCACGGCTGCGGCCATAAATGTCATTGGTCAATCCTCAATCTGCAAAATAACTTCGTTCTCAATCTGCGAAATATCGTCAACCGTGAACAGTTCCCACAATTCTTCGGGGTCCGTTTCATTTGTCGGGTTAGGATGAAAAGTTGTTAGAAGCGTATCCGAGTGAGCGTAGCCAACTCGCTTAGCCCCTGGAAGGCTCTTTACCATAGCGCCAGCTTGCGCCCGCTTCATTCCTTCCTCAGTCCAAACGGTAATGTCTCCGCTGCGAACTAGAAGGAAGTTTTCACTTCGATGAATAGCGCCAGTGAGAACTACACCGGCAGGAATACACAAAGTACGCGCATAAATGCCATCGCAAAATTCATGCGTTGTCTGCAATGGAACCTGAGGAAGCTTAAAAAGCATATCCTCAAATCGCTGTATTTTGTCTATTGGAACAAGCTTAGCTTCGGTCATGGGCTAAACTCTAGCCGCCTAGCAGGGAAGGCCGAAACTCTGCTTACCTGTCACATAGCGCAAGTGTGGGGATAAAATCAAGCTAAAACGAGCGTTGCCGATCTTACAAACCCGTCGCTTCCCATAAGCCGAATAATAAGCGAAGTGTTTGACGCGGCGTGTAGCGTAAGGCTTCCTATACTTTGTGGCGAGCTATCAGCCGTGGCGCTTGTTATGTTTGTAGCAATCAAAGCATTAACGGCGTTTATATTGTCTTCAAAGCCGCGCACAACTACGGGATTTTTAAAGACTTCCTGTAGCTGTTTACGGCTAAGCTTTAGTGTTGCTACGTTGTTAGTCATTAAGCGCCTCTATTCGAGCTTCGCAAGCCATGATTGAGATATGAGCCGACGAAGTTCCCTTAAAGCGCTGAATGCGCCAATTGCGCGAGTTGCCACACATAAGCCAATTAAGACGTTTGTTTCTGTTGCCGATCTTGCCCACACTACGCGGCCTGTCGATTGACCATGTAACGCCGTCAGTGCTGTAGCTTGTCCATATTGTAGGGTCTGCCCCCATGGCGACGCCACCTGTTAGGGCGATTAGTTCCAATTCATGCACAATAAAGCCGGTTGATTGATTATAGATTATGACTGTTCCGAACTGCCATGAAACATCAGCGCCGAAGTGAGACGAAATTGCATCGCTCAACACGCCGTAATTAGCGCTAGTAGGATCGCCGAAATTAAACTGATCGTAGCACCACACAAAATTTCCGGCCCTATACGCTGACGCCGCGCCTAGCCCGCTATCAAGACTAAACCAAACTGGCGTTTGCGTTAGTTGGGTTGAAGAATGGTCATAAACTAGCGTTTGATCCGGCAACCTAACATAAAGCCATATATGATTTAGGTCTATTCTCGTTTCTAGGACGGCGCTAATTAGCGTAGCCTCGGGGTAGCCTTTAATTATCTTATCAATTTCCGCAGTCGAAATCTTTGTGCAAAGGCCATTAACGCCCATGTAAACGGCAAGAGGTTCATTCTTTCCAGAACCGAGAAAGGCTATTTGATCCGCGAAGAAACAAGCCGCACGCCTACCGATAGCCCCGCGCATAATCTCAGCGCCATCAATTCTTTGGAAGGGGAAAAGTGATCCGCCAACGTCTTGCAAGAATTCGATTGTATAGCGGCCAACAGCAACAGCCTCATTACGGTATTTAAGCAAGAGCGAAATGTTATCCGGGTCTGTCTCTGCCGAGCCATACTTAAGAGGATTAATTGACATAGGGTCTGCTAGATCGGTAACGTAAACCGAAGTACCGTCAGTCATTAAGAAGTAGCCATCAACCCAAATAACGCTAATGGGCAACCCTAGATCAACGTCGTTTACCTGACTAATAGAAACACCATTATAATAATATAGACTTTGATTAGAAACAATCGCCAGCCTATCGAAAGAGTAAGCGAACGTAACAGGAAAGTTATCGTTACCAATGTATCCTAGAATGGTTAACGTACCGTCCTTGCCGATTGTAACCAATCTGTCGCCCATAGCACGATAAAGCGTACCATTCCAATTGATAGCCCCTCTATCAATTCCAGGCCCTAGCCCGAGCGAAACTAGCCCGTCAGCTGGCTTAAGATAGCCTTTTGAAATGCCGCTTTCCTTAGGAACAGGAACTAGATTACGCGGGTATGACGTGCGAAGGTTTGCAGCCGTATCCGCGTAAACGCCATTTAGCAGGGGGATTTGCATAAGCTAGCTCACGAAATGCAGAGAACGCCACCGTTATTCCACAGCACTCCCGCCGCAGCTGGCAAGGTTGTGGGCAAGCCTGTTGCTAGAACTTCAGCAAGATAGGCCGCAAGCACGGTAATTGAGGCTTTGCGAGCGTCGCCATTTGCAGAGGAATAAATCGGAACTTGATCCGCCGCGACTACACTATCGACGGCGCTTAGTTTGTTAATCGTAGTCATTATAAGTACCTCTTATGTTTGCACGTAACACAGATAGCGTTACGCTTAGATTGCGCTAGGAGATGGCGGAGTTAGAAGATAAACGGCGACATAGCGCCATACATCAACCCAGCCGCGCTAGAATACCCTAATGCTGACGGGTGTATCCAATCAGGAGAGTAATAACCTTTCGCGTTGGCTTCATTCCAACTCCCCCAAAACCTATTTATGTCGATGAATGGGATTGACGACCCGGCCGCTGCTCGCGTTACGTTCTGGTAAGGGACTTGCGTAGCAAATGGCGTAGACAAGAGGCCGCTTGTAAACGGGGCCATTATCATCGTGTCAGAGACAGATGATGGCGTGTTCGCTAGCATACCTGCAAACCATGTTGCGGTATTAGCTGGCGGTACAGCACCAAGCCAATCGTTGATCCCGGCGCTTACAATCACCAATGAGGGGGCTAATAGAGTAAGTAGTGGGGCATCCCAACCATTCCCCTTTATAATACCTGTGTACGCCCCGCCATAGCCGGCATTGCAGACATCAACGGCTTTGACTGCCGAATTATACGCTCTAAAGCCAACAACATTAACTGCGCCAGACGCCCATATGGCATTGTATGTATTCATGCCAAGAGATGCGGATAGTGTCACCTTGCCGACACCAATACCACCGCTAACACACGAAACTAGAGTGTTTGACCCGCCGTTTGCATTTGCGTTAAAAGTCCCAAACGTAGTGTTTGTATTATAATATATTTCGCACGTATCGGTCGGTGTTAATGGCGTCCACGCCAGTGGGGCCACAGTTGCTGAATTGGTGAAGAACGGAGCACCGCCAAGTGAATAACCGTTCGTTACGCCTGTAGACCAGTTCCCTAGAACTATCCTTGAGTCATATGTCGCTATCGCCGCGCCAATACCTCCGTCGCCCCAAATGCTCTCAAGGCATGTATTAACTCCAGCGGCGGACAGCATAGCAGCAAGTTTGCTCGGGTAGGAATTCGTTTTTGTTCCAGGCCCAAGTATCCCCGGGACGCTACCAGCGCCAAGAGTTGTACTATCGCCTTCGCAGAGGATAACCGCGCGCCCGGTTCCTGTTGTTACCGTGGCTATAGCGGCTTTAAGGTGCGAGAATTTGCTTGCGGAGAAGTTGTATAGAACGGGAGGTTTCTTCCCGCCGAACAGCGTCTCTAACTGCCCCGGCGTCAGCGATCTGCCTGTATTTATATTAGGCATAATAAGTCCTAAGCAGTGACGAAAGAAACTTTGTCGCCATAATGACAGGCAAAATCTCTAAACGTGCTAGCTGGCACAAATGAACGCTTAGACGATATAGATGCATTCGGTGATGAGCCGATTGAGATAAAAACATCAGCAACAGTATAAATTGTAAAATAGTTTAATTGATCGTCTTGGCTATTAGCTGCATTCGACGTAGTTCCGTCCGCAGCTACATTCTCAGACCATACTAGTTCACCATTAACAGGGATAGGGTATCCATTCTTATGCCCTACACTAGTTCGGTATTCAACCGTAATTCCAGTTATAGCCATGCTACATACTCCCCAAACCGTAAAACGGGAAAATAGGACCATCATAAGCCATAGGTTAATCCTTATTTATACGTTAATTTTTCGCAATGCAGCCGCACGATAAGTTAGGCTTGACGCTGACCCTGAAAAAGCCGCTGCTCCTTGTGACGGAACTAAATAGCAAGTAAATTGCAACGCTGTAGGCTGTGCGGTAATAAGCATTGGCGGCGTTCTTAGCGTGGCAGTATAATTGTAATTCCAATCACATGCAGCATTATTAGAGGAACCATCTGCGCATATAAAAGTTGTTCCTCCAATTGTCGATATAAAACGCAACTCTACTCCAGAATGCGGTTGTATAGCCCCCGCGCTATTCCAATCAATTTCTATTGACGCTTCTACAATATCACCGAGCTTAAACGACGAATAATTAGTAGGTGATTGTCTAATTCCGAAGTATGATCCAACATCGCCTGTATAACTACCACTAAAAGTTAGTACTTGTTGCGGAACACCATCGGCAGACGTACTTGCGGAACCTGTTACAGTTAGCCCGCTTAGCGCCGAACCGCCGCTATAAGGCGAATTAAACCAAGTTGACCAATTTGTAGCAATAGTCCCTGCCCATGTTGAGGTTTGTTGCCCTGCCCCTGTTCCCCCCGTTCCTGTAAATGCTCCCCCTGAAATTAAATTACCATTAGGATTGTATACTGCATCGTACACATCAGCAACAAACGCCGCGCGAGAAACCGCGTTAGCATACATCGTGTTAAGGAAAGCAGCTATTTTCCTTGAAATAAGAAAGCCGCCTAGCTGCGCCGGGTGCAATCCGTCATAAGTAACCCCCGCCGCAGATTTTGGCGACCAAGTTACTGAAGATGCCTCGCCATAGTCAGCGGAAACATCTATAACGTAAAAATTCTTTATATTAGCCCATTGCTGCGATTTTACCCAATTACTCATGCGTAAGAGCATGTTTCTGTTTGCATCAGCCGCAGGCGTGGAAAGAGACCGAGGAAGAGGAGGAATTGCAATAACTATTTTACCAGAGTTTAGCAAAGAATTCCAAATAGCTATCATATTATTTTTATATGTCGAAAATGTAGTTTCGTTAACAATACCATTAATGTCATTTGTACCGATAAGAACTACAATTATATTCGCTACGGAACCGGCAACAGCACCTATCCTAGCAAGTAAGTCAGATGACGTATTACCTGCTATGCCAAAGTTTAAATTTTGTTGTGATCTTACCCGCTGCTGTGTTAATGCTGGAACCCAATATTGCATTCCAGCCACCATATTCTTAGCGCTTGTTGCATCACTACTAGTTCCGGCTGCCGTAATACTATCGCCCGCAAACCCGATTAGCGGGGGTTGAGCATAAATTTGCATTATGCCGTTATTTACAGGGCTAGCTTTTCCTGTAGCGACAAACATAGCTTCGGTCGCTGTGTCGAATTCACGCAAGCTTCCTGCGTCAAGCGGAGCGCCAGCGTAGTATAACCCCGGAACATTTATTCTTATCGTCACGGCAAAAATCCTTATTCAAATTCAAGTTGATTGCCGTTATCGGCTTGCAAATTATCAGTTGGCGGAATAACAAACGGCGCATTAGTTCTACGCCAGGGCTTATTACCTTGGCCTTGCGGTAGCGTTGCAGGATATTGCATCTCTTGTGGCATTGCAAAGAAGCCTAGCAACGCTCGCTTCGCATTCTTCGCCGTAGTTTTAACTTCTGGCGAAATAGTTTTTCCAAAATCAGGCGCAATCAATATTGCGAGATTTAAATAAATGGCCAATACAGATATGTCGGGAACGCCGCTTTCATCGTCAAGCTTCGATGCATCGGGCGACGAAGGAATAGGATAGCCAAGCTTAATCCCTTCCGCATCCCAGGTCGCCATCATAGCGTCTAGGGACTGCAAAACGCTTTCTTGCTGTTCTGGCATATTGTCGAATACATAGTTAGCGTATCCGACTTTTTCTAATGCCTTATTTACAAAATGGCGCTTTTTCCAGCCCATAGCTTTATTCCTTAAGCCGGAACAGCCTGACGAATAGCGTCAGCCGTCTTCTCAGCCCAATCCGAAACACGGTTCAAAGCCTCGTCATGCGCCGCGCGCAAAGCTTCGGTTTCAGCCTTAGCCGCCGCAAGTTCGGCCTGCGAATTGTCAAGGGTGTTGAACGCCGCAACCTTATCAAGTAGCGACTGAACTGCGGTATTAAGATTAACCGAAGCCGCGTCAAATCTTTCTTGTGCGCTCATATCAAAATCTCCTTTGCCCACACTTACCAAGCGGCTTTCTTAGACTTGACGGGCTTGGTAACGCCGTTCGCGTCCGTAGAGGCTGCAATAGCGCTCTGATCGGCGTTGAAGTTCTCCGAGGCTTCAGGCGTCGTCAAATACCAGCCGTCAGCCAAGGCGTCGTCAATAGCTCCCGGCTCATCAGCATCAATCACGATCAAATTGAAGTGCCCGCCGTGAACAGCGTAGGGGCCGGGGCATTTATAAAGCATCATATCGTTTGACATAGTTTAATCTCCTAACCTGTTCTCCAAACAGAACCATCAAACCAAACAGGAACTTTTGTTGAACCACCTCCCGTCAATGTGGCGTTGAATGTAGCCGCTGTAGCATCAGTAACGGTAGCGCGTGCGCCAATAGGAGGAGACGTAAGAGCCGCCACCTGTGCGACAGTACCGACGAAAGGCGCAATATAACCCCCAAAGTTTCCGTTACCAGCAACACCTAGCCCGCCTGCGGTCTTGATAGCCCCCGTTACCGTGTTTGTAGAGGCGGTTGTGCCTGTACTAATGTAGCCGCCCCCAACTATATTATGAAATTGATTATAGTTAATAGCAGTAAAGGAGGCTATAGCGGCGGAAGAAAGGTCAATACCTGTAGTCCAATAACCTTGAAGATTTATATAATCAAGGGGTGCGTTAGGTGAAGTGAAGCCTCCCCAAGCAACATTAGCATGCCCGGCCGGCATTATCGTATCGGGGCGAATAAATGTACCAGTCCACCATTTATGACCTGTTATAGAATGAGCAAGAACAATACCGAATGATCCGGGGTAAGTGCTAGAAGTAGGCCCGTCAGACGCAGGAACTATATCGGGCACAACCTGTAAACCTACTGTGCAACGTGTTCCGCCTACGTCGCTTTGTAAGCCAAAGTCTGTCCAGCGATTACCAACGTTAACTTCTAGCCCTATAGCCGATCCGCCTGTGTACGTTTCAGTGAGTGCGTGGCTATTATAGTCAACGCCACTAGACGGGGTGTTGGCTCCAATCCAAGCGCCAAACACACTACCTGTAGTCAAATTAGTATGCGTGCACCAAGTACTTAGTGCGCAATCGAACTGTGGGGAAGGTGTAGCGTAAGAAATTGTATAATCAACTAAAACGTGACCATAGTCACCGAAGCCGCCGATGCGCTTCGTGTTAATATTAATTGAGCCTTCTCCTACTGATCCGGGGCTACCCCCTCCGGTAGTATTAGTTGTTACACGATCAGTTCGCAGGCTGGAAAGGGTTTCGTTAACAACTAGCTGTGTTAATGTAGGACTAGGGTAGGCCATTTAAATTAATCCTACTGCAATTAGGCTAAATGGCAGGGGGGCGCAATATGTCCCCCTGCTTAAAATAACTTCGTGCTAAAAATTAGGCGGAAAGCGTAGCCGTCCAAATGCCATTAGCGCCGCAATTGAAAATACAAGATTTCGTGGCGGCTACAGCAAATGCCGCGTTAGCCGAACCGCTATTCGTGCTTTCTCCGGTCTGCGGAAACACGTTGCAAGACGCCGCGCCAGCATTATAGACAGTAACACGCTTGCCCACAGTAGCAGCGGGTAGCTTCACACTGTCCGCAGCCGTAGCACAAACCGTGATGCGATTATGATTTGCAGTCAACAGCGTGGCGCTCGCCTGTCCGCCCGTCGCGAACGCCGTGATCGTATTCGCGCCAGAGCCGTCAGAGAGCGAAGGCTGCGCACCATAGTCGTACTCGACTTCGCAACCGTTCGCAGCCTCAAGCAATACCGTAGCCGCCGCAGCGAAGGTATAATAACCCGCGCCACCGTTAAGCTTCGCATACTGTCCAAAAATGGGAGGAACCTGCCCATTGACCGGACCCGCCGTATAAATGCGGGTATCACCGGGTCCAAAGCTTCCAACGGCAAGCGACTGCCCCGCCGTCAACGAAAGTTGAACCTGTCCATTTCTTCCAAGCCAAGCCATGATGTTTAATCCTTAAGTTAAATGCTGAAAGGGGCGGGTTAACCGCCCCTAGTTTAAATCAAGGCTGACTAAACATAATAGCGCCGGTCATTTCAGGCTGTTTGTTAACAATGCCAAACAGCGTATCCAAACGATACTTGGTTTTGAAGTTGTCAATACTAAAAAACTTAGTCATGACAAGCTCAATCCCCTGATCGGTAGAGGCGCGCATAACAGCCGCCCCGCCGTCATTCGGAACCGCGTACCGACCCGGCAAAAGCTCAATAGCGTCCTTATGCCAGAACGGGTTAACATAGCCCGCCGCAGTATTCAGCCAAGTCACAGCCGCACCGGAGGCCGGGGTAGCCGTAACATTCTGATAAGCCAACTCCGCATCGGTCGCACCCTGCCCCGAGATAATGGGCGGCGAAATCTGATAAGTACCAGAGCCGCCCACAGTTCCCGAAATCTGCCCGATAATACGGAAGGTCTTAAGCTGTCCAGTGTCAACCTTCGTAATGTGATGCACAGCATTGACAAGAGCCAAGTTGAAAGCGTCGCCAGCCTTAATAGTTCCCGAAGAAACCGTAAGGGCAATGTTCTGGTAACGATTGTCAACGTTAGAAGTCTCGCCAGTAGTCGCAACCGAAACCGCCTTCGGGGTATAATACTGATTAGCCCCGTTGACAGTAACCGTAACGCCAGCCGCAGCCGCCAAACGCGGCGCGTAATCCATTTTGAAAGTATCGAAGTTAGCAATGTTGCCAACAAACGACTTTTCGTAAGCGGTAACAGGCTTGCCTGTCATAGTAGAGCGGCTAGCCAAGTTCGACGCCATATTGTTATAGTCGCGAGTAGAGAACGCAGCCGCGCGGCTATCGTAATTAACGCCCTGTTCATTCATGATAGCTTCGCACAGCGCAATATCGTCATAGCCCGTAGCCGCAGCCGTGCGCTTAACGAAAAGCGTTCCCTGAAGCGCCGCAACTGTATTAACAGCGACGTTAATATCGGAAGCAATTTTCTGGCGAGCGCTATCGCCTAGGCGCTGCTCCTGAAGCGCATCACGAAGCTGTTTAGCATCCATGATCCAAGGAACGGAACGAGAGTAACCAAGCGTAGCAGGGACGGTAAGCTGAACGTTGTCCTTAAAATTCGCGGTCTGATCCATACCGGAAAAAGACTGCGCAATATACGGCTGAGGACGCCAAATAACGTCGCCGCTTCGTTCCATTTCGCTCATATTCGTGGAATAGATCGAAATATTGTTAGACAAAACAAGTGCATCCTGAAAGCCTTCAAGCAACTGCTCAAAAGCAACTCTTTCCTCTTTTGAAAATGCGTTAGCCATAATAAATAATCCTCAAAGGTGCGTTACGCGCCCTTGGCCTTAAGCTGTCTTTTGTACGCGACAACCTTTGACAAGTCGCCCGTTTTCTCAGCTTCAGCCCTAAGACGCTCTAGGGTTTTATCAGTCGCAGCCGCAAAAGAACTTCCGCCACTCTTTACAGTCTTTTCGGGAGGCGGGGGCTTCTTTGCAGACACCTTCAGTTTTCCTTCAAGCTTTGCGACTTCAAATGCGAATTTAATGTGGTCTGTAATCTTGGCTAGTCTAGAAGCTTCGGCTTTATTCTTGCCCAATGCATAAACGACTAGAGCGGAGTTTTCGGAACCTTGCAAAATGATAGTCTGTTGAATACTCGACAGAGTTTCTTTTACACTGTCTTCAGCTTCGCTAAAATCCTTTACTCTTAGGCTAACCTTTTTCGTCTCATATCCTGCTAGCGTGTCTTGCCAAGCTTTCTGTGCGTTCTCGGCTTCCTTCTTACGGGTTTCGGCTTCGTTATCAACTTGCCGTTTCCGTTCATGATACGCCGTCAACTCACTTTCAAACTTGGTTTCGTCGTATTCGCAGCTTTCGAGTGTGGGCTTGTCGCCTAGCTCTACCGGCTTAGCTTGCGGCGCAACAGTCTTTAGTTGCCCCTCAAGTTCGCGAATTTTGCGCGCTTGCTCTTTATGAGACTTCCTTAGGTCTTTAACCCAAACCGGGGCTTCTACTTCGTCTTCCTCGGAAGCTGGCGAAGCTTCCCCGATTGAAACTATAACTTCGTCGTCATCTTCTACCGTATCTTCGGGCGCTTCTTTAGTTGCTTCTTTCTCAGAGGCTTCTAATTCTTCGTCTTCAATTTCGAGGAAAAGACCGTTACCGTCGATAGTCTCTTTATCTGCCAAATCTTCATTAGCCATAATTAAGACCTTCTAACTCAGCTTTGAGGATAGCTGGAAACCTTGCCCACACATACGCGCGAACGCGAAGCAACGCAAGAGCTAAGTTGCCGCCGTTTCGGGCGGATTGTTGATTGCATCGGTTTGCGCTTGGGTATTGGCGATTTGCGCGTGAGTATGAAGCGTTTGCGCTTGCTTGTGGGCAACATTAGCCGCCGTAGTGTCAGCCGCAAGTTGAGAACTATGGTAGCCAAGCGCAGCATTCTGCAAAGCTTCAATTTTAGCCATTGCTTGCTCTACATTACCCGCTTGAATATCGTTAAGTATTTTCATAGTTTCAGCACGAGACTTTTCAGCATCAGCCGTAACCTTTACCGTATCGGCCTGCTTTTTCATTGCGTCGGCTTTGGCTTGCTCTGCCGAAGCTAGCAGGAATTGAGTATTAGCGTCGGGCTGTTGCTGTTGAGCCGCCGCAGCGGCTTGCGCCATCACTTGCTGTTCTTCAGCCGTAGGCTTAATAACGCCCATTTTCACAAGTTTATTATGGAAGTATTCTCTAACTTCCTCAATCCCTTCGCCCTCAATATTGGTCAATATAATTGCCGTAAGGATTTGCACAGTTTCCGGGTCTTGCGTAACGCCGAGCAAGCCAATTAATGATCTAACGGTAGAAGCGCGCTTGCTTTCCGAAGTAGGCCCTGGGATGGCGCTAACGTCGAAATCAGCTTCGCTAAGGTCATTGACGACTTTAGGCGTTCCTGTGCCTTCGTCGATGTTTAGCTGATTGAGCACAACGGACGAAGTTTCGCCAGCGTCATTAACAACCTTGCGCTTGCGCTCATTCTCTACATAAACTTCTTTTGCCATACTCAGCCAAACTTCGCCCTCTCGCTTCATAGACTTGGCGAAATTGGAAATGTAAATAAAAGTCTGCATATCGAGCTTATTGTGAATAAGCTCAACAGCAACGCCAGAGATATTAGACTGTACTTCCTCCCCGGCTTCCTGATTACCTAGAATGTCCTTAATATCCTGTTCGACTAGCTGCAACAAAGCAGCCATAGCGGGCGGAATATTCGGGGCTTTAGTGTACGCAATAGGTCCATTGGCAATAACTTGCCCATCAGCGTCGGTCATAGGGTTGAGCAACAGATATGGATAATTCTTTAGATTATCCTCTGTCCACATTGTTCCGTGTTGCCCCATTTGCTCGGGGGTAAAGATAGGCTTTTCAACAGACGAAAGCGCCGCAATCTCGGCAAGCTTCGACATTTGCATGTTTTTAATACGTTGCGCATCCTTTGCAAGCCGCACATGCCCCATGCAACGCTCAACATTGTCAATAAACCAACGCTTACCGTAGTAAGGTATAATCGGGATATTACACCCAGCAATAATCCCGTTATCCTCGATTACACGCTGGCCATTGATAAGGTACTTTCGCACCTTTGTCCTTTTCTTTAGTTTCTCGCCCCTCTTTACAAAGCCTGTATCGCGCAATTGCTTGCGCAAATCGCTATCTTCTTTGTATTCTTCCTCATCTAGAACTTTCTTAAGCCCCGCCGGGCCTTCAAAGTTAAGCAGAGTGTACGGAACTTGAATTTTCTTGTAATACTCCGCCAAATAGATAACGTCAGGCGTATGCCAATCGAATTGACGTTGATAAGTTACTTTAGGCCAACTCGAAACGTCATCGCCGTATTCTTCCTCATAAGCAGCACGAGAAAGTGACGACAAAACCCAACATTTGCGCGCGTCGCGCTTATCTTGCCGCTTAGCGTCAATGTCAAAGAAAACAGAACTATCCGCGTCAAAGATTGGCTCAATGTAAATGCGCTGCGGCGCGTCGTCGTCATCATCGTTTTCATCTTCCTTGTCAGCACGAAGCCGCCAAGCGCCAAAACCGCCGCCTATGCCTTCCTGAAACCCATTGTCGCGCGCTTCGTCAGCCGTACTATCTTGCTCATCAGCACGATAAAGCCCTTTACACGTATCGCCAAGCGAAGCGCCGGTTGTCCCGTCTTTAGGAATGAAGCTAACCGAAATACGATTGTTTCGGTATTCATTCTCAATGCGTATCATTGCCAAATGAACTTTGTTAATCTCAAGCTTAGGTTTATTTTCAAACTGCAAACCTAACGGGCCTTCCCATTGCGCACCAGCAAGTGACACAAAGCGCCTATCTTGCAAGCATTGCAACCGCTCGTCTCGCAAAGCTTTTTGAACTTTGTCAAATTCGCTCAAAGCCTCGTCATGAATTTTGCGCAATTCTTCTGTTTCTTTAATCATAACTAAGCCCTTTGACTAAAATAATTCTTCGTTGGAATAGGCGCGGCGTGCTTCTGTTCTTTCGGCTTCGTAATTGCCGGGAATAGCGCGGTTAATGCCCACACTAGAGCGTCGGCGCGGTTAGGTGACTTTGCGCCGACGTAGCCGCTTGTCGTGAAGCCGCTTAGCTCTTCCTCAAGCTTCACGAAGCGCCCTACGTGGCGGACCTTCCCAGCCTCATACAGCGCCGAGAACGGTTCCGCCCGCACTACCTTGCCCCTTGACGCATGAACCGCCCTGAAGGCTACTATTTGGCGTGCTGCGGCCACCTTAATTGTCTGTTGCACCATCGCCCCGCCGAAATTGGTCTCAGCAACGATGCAATCCGCGTCATGGCGCGTGTAAGCGTCTACCGCGACTTTGCCCCAAGTTCCCGGTCCTGCTTTCAGCGTCAAGTCTTCCATAAGATAAGCGTTGCCATCCGTACCAAGGCCAACAACCGAAATGCCAATCTCGTCATTATCGGCATTGTCTATATCGTCAGCGCCAGAAGGATCAACAGCAACTACAACCCTAACAAAATCGGGAGTTTTACCGTCATTAACGCGCCATTTATCTATAGTTTCGTCTAAGAACAGCGCGCCGGGCGCATCATCGCCAAACTCGCCGTCTAGAAAGCGCCGCCGAAGCCTAGCAGGAAGTTCGGAAAGCGTACCTATATAGTGATCCGGCAAGTTTTCTTTATTGTCAGCCGGATTTAGCTTCATACAATCATAATTATTAGGATTGCCTAGCGGCTCTTTAGTATCCGGCGAAATCTTTTTGACAAAGACTTGATATGTCCAATGTGATTTTCGCGGAGGATTGCAATCGAAATAGATGCGCGGAATAAGCGGCGTGGCTTCGTTGCCCTCTAGGACTTGATAAACCTTTTGAGCAAGGCGCGTAACGACAAGTCCGAAAGCAATCCACGAAATTTGTGAGCATTCGTTTAAGTAAATAGTAATATATTCGTTGCCTAATATCTTTTCTGTTCGCTCTTTATCATCCAAACCGCCAAACCAAATCTCGGCATTGTTAGGAAACTTCGCAAACCAATCTTGTTTGTCTAGTTTATATTGAACGCCTGGAAAACAAAGCTGCATTACCTTAGGAAAAGTATCATAAATTACAGATTGCTTAATATGATTGAAACGAAAGCGCAGAATAACATGGCGTGATCCGGGAGCTTTCATCGCCCGCATAACTACGTTGCGCACTAGAAGAAAAGTCTTTCCAGAACGCGAACCGCCGAACAGCATAAGATAGGTCGCAAGGCTTGTTAAAATGCCTTGCGCCTCAATCTGCTTAGCCGTGAGTTTAATTAACGGCTGTATCTGTTCCGGCTTTAGTGCAATGCTCATTTCACTAGCTTAAAGTATGCCTCGAATAATGATTCTGTAATGCCTTGAATGCAATAAGCTTCTATTTCGTCGCCCGGATTTGTTTCAGTGTAGTGGCGCTTCGTCTCTTGCCATATATGCACGGCTTCATGAACCAATAAAGCTAAAACTTTATGCTTAGGCGTCTTAGGATCAATCCTAAGTGTTACGATAACACAATCCTCAGGCCCGCGCATAAAATGACATGTTGCACAAGTAGGCGTTGTTCCTAAAACAAAATCAACACGCTGCGTTATGCCTAACCGCTTTAGCTCCCGCTTGAATTGCCTCTCATTAACACAAAGGCAAAACTTGGGGGCTGATATTAGCAATCTATTAAGCCAAGTCATAACTTAGCATCCAATTCATTAACAGGGATTGCAACAATACCGTTGCCGAGTTTGCCCAAAGGTTCGGCCTTGGCAATATAACCCATAAGTCGCGCGTAAAGGTCTAGAGCTTTAAGCTTGTCTTCAGCCGTGCGCGCTTCGTCATGTACTGCCATAGCCTTGCGCGCTGTGTCGGCCTTTGTGGGCAAATAGTGTTCTTCGCCGTGCTCTTCAATCAATTCGGCTTTTTTGTTTAAAACGTAGTCGTCTTTAACCCAAACGTGCGAAGCCTGAAGTGCTCGGCCTGCATTTGAAGGCCCAAATACTAAGAGCGAGGCTTTCCAAGCGTCAGGCTCTTTGATCCAAGCCGCCGCAAATGCGTCTTTCTCTGCTTTCTCATCCGACCACATACTAGCCGCATAATCTATTTGTTGAGTTAATGCAAGCTAGTCTTTAATGCAGCCCAAAGAAGCCCCGCCGCGCCAGTAATGACCAAGCCTAACAGCGTAAGAAAACCTGTTCGCTTAATAGCTTCGGAACCTTCACGCCAACTGCGCAAATGCGCGAAATCTTTTTGAACAGCGATAGGGTCTGAAACGTCTATACCTAACTTAACCAATGTCTGCGTTACTGTCTGCGATATTATCTCTTCTAGCTCAAATGAGCTACCTTTATAAGTAACGTTCGACATAATAGCCGCCCTTAATGCCCACAAATAGCTTGGTAAGCGGCATTGTGACCGATGATTTGCCGCTGAGTCGCATCTGTGTCTTTTCTAGAATAGGAAATAGCTTTTAAGGAACTGCAACAGCTAATCCCTGCAATTAGGATCGGCTCTTGAGTTGCGCAGCCCGTTAGCGTCAAACTCAGCGATAGCAGCATCGCGCGCCGTATCGGCTTTTGATTTAGCATCGGCTTCGGCCTTTTGCTGCATAGCTTTAGCTTTGGCTTCGCTAGCTTGCCTATTGATTAGGTCAATAAGCTTGCTAGCGAAGTTGAGCAAAGCCGCAATTAGGTTTGCCCAAGTAAACATTTCAATACTTCTTATTAGTCGCGTTGCCGAAGTTCAAAGCGAGGAAGTCAATAACGCCGCGAACAGTCGCCCAAACGGAACCGGGTTCGGCCTTCGGCAAAGCCGCAGCCGCAGCCGCAGCCGCAGTGATGATGTAAGGAAGATAGGTCGCAACGTCAGTAAGAATAGTCTGCCACATTTAAACAACTCCTTATTTAATAGTATTTCCCATAGCCGCAGCGACGCGGCTACGCATGTCTACCATTGAGACAAGCTTTCCTGGGCAAGTCTTCCGATCTTGCACGCAATCCGTGTGGGGATGCAGCCCGAAGCTTCCTGTTAAGTACGGCAAAGGGGTTAGCTTCAAAACTTTGTGAAGGCTCGCAAGAGCGCTAACCGTCAAATCTCGCACCTTCGCGCCATCTCCACTATCGAAAGCTTCGTGCGAGTAGTCGCCTACCATCTCAAGCGCCAGCGTGACTTTGTTCCAGCATCGGACGCTTACGCCATCCTGCGTTAAGTCGCATAGCGTCCAAATCTTGCGAGGCGAGATAATCAAATGTGGGCCACTATGCCACTTCATTTGATCTTTATAATAATGAATTAGATTGCGCATACGTTGCAATTCGTATGCATCGTCAACAGGCTTACCGTGATTGCCTTGCATCCATTGCTTAAGGCTAGGTTCGCCAGTATTATGCAAAGTAATAAACTTAGGCTTCCAGCTTGTCCACTTCAATGAATTAACAAAGAAATCGAATTCAAGCGGAGTATAGCCTTTAGGATTAGATAAGAAGGTCATAATTCAAAATCCCCGCAATGCCGCAGCTATACCGCAAGTTGCAGACAAGCAAAAGCCCCTAATGCATGATCCGCATTAGGGGCTTAGGGAAGCGCGCCAAGCCGCGTAGCAAAAGGCCGCTTCAGATTGCCTAGCCGCCCGAGGGATGACGCCTAGGCGC